CGTGTCCAATCCTTGTAGACGCAGATGCCAGGGCACATGCCCGACCGCTCCCACTCGCTCAACTGCGCCTGGACGAATGCGCCGAAGTAACGGCGACAAACGACATAGTACGCAAGCGGAGTGCCAGAAATGAGACGCGTCCGAACTTCGTCAACCTTGGCATGTGGGAGGAGCTCGTCCTTTGGAAAGTCTGAGCAGATGTGGGCGAGGCGCTCGCCCTGCAGGGCGCAGGCCTCAATGTACTCGCAGCGCAAACGCAGCATCTGAGCACCCTTGGTGGAGAGATCGTACGTCTCACCCAAACCAAAGATCTCCTTCTTCCCGTCCTTGAAAACCTGGCTGAGCGGCCAGCCCGGTGACGTATCCCTGGCGATTGCCTTCATGCCGGTCACCGGGTTGCCGTTGATCGCCTCCTCGAAATCCAGAATGCGACGAGGGTACCTGTTGATGCTCTCGAGGAGGGGCTGCATGGCAACACGCATGCAGCGTGAGGGCAGGTCCATGTCGATGTGCATGAGACCCGAACTGTAGCTGCCGTATGCGTGCTCGAGCGGGTAAACGCGTCCGCCTGGCCTGCTGACCGGTCCAAGCTCCGCCGGGCGCACAGGACTGGGGCCCAAAAACCCGTAAAGGTCAGTGGGCTTGTACCTGGAACATGGAGGAAAGCAATTGCCGGCCGAAAGCTTGTAGAGCGGAAGGAAACTGCCCTGTGTCTTCAGAGGCAGCTCATCACACTCCTCGACGTCGGCCTGGAACTTGGTGGCGAGAGCGCGCAGCTCAGAGGGAACGACAGGCAAGCCGCACTGCCTCACCTGTAGCTGGATGTCCTCATCACAGCGGTCGATGATCAGCGGGCGCCCGCTCCTCTTGGCAACCTCACGCATCATGGGCACAAGCATCTCCTGGGTAACAATGTTGCAATATCCAGTTCTTCGCGATGGTACAGTGTTGTTCCGAACAGGCGTCCCAGCAACGTGCACGCCCACAATCGTGTGGGCGTAGGGCATGCGGTTGTTGTCCCGCAACATCACGGCAGCGCCGCAATCGCCCTTGATGGTAGCAACGTTGTACTCAAAACTGCGCTCCAGCATGAGGCCGTCGTAGACGAGCCCCCGCTTCTCCGCCAGCTCAAAATGGTGGATGTCGCGGCTGTTGTCATCGGGGAACTTGTCGTCCACACGAGAACGATACATGATCGCGGCCTTGCCACTGAGCTTGCTGACCTCGCTCTCCGTCACGAACTTGGAGAGCTTGTGGCCATGAGCGCGGCACTTGTGCTCCATCCTGAACACGCTGAGATCGTTCTCAAAGTCATCCACCCTTGGGTGGTCCAAAAACTGCCCGACGGTCATGGAGATCTGGTACTCACACTGGTTGGCATCCGCACGTAGACCTTATCATCCAACGTGTAGTTGCCGAGCTCAATGTCTCCCTTGATCTGTGTGATGTAGTGGTGGGGGAAAATGAAAACGTCATCCTGAACGGCCAACATGTGGCCGATGTACGAGCAGACCGTGGACGTGACCTGCACGCGCAGCGTGTACGTATCCTTCCAGACCGAATGGTGTATGGCCAGGTTCTGCGACTGCTTGGTAGCAGGCCGCGGTTGCTGGTGAAAG